GTAGGCAGACCGACTTGTCAGCTTTGGTTTGACAAGAACGAACCAGAGAAAGCGTTACCTCTACCAACAACATTCGTGATGAACATGATGCTTGGAGACATCGTTGAAGCTGTCTTCAAAGGGCTACTCAAAGAAGCAGGAGTGAAGTATGAGGATGATGCAAAGGTTACGCTCGACATTGATGATGATACATCCATCACTGGCACCTATGATATTGTTATTGATGGTGCTGTTGATGACATCAAGTCGGCATCTAATTGGTCGTATAACAACAAGTTTGAATCCTTCAACACTCTTAGAGAGGGTGATGCTTTTGGGTATGTAGCACAGCTTGCTGGCTACGCTAAGGCGGCTGACAAGAAAGCCGGTGGATGGTGGGTTGTGAACAAGGCCAATGGTCAGTTCAAATACGTACCAGCTACAGGGCTTGACATTGATGCCGAAGTAGGGCATATACAGGAGACCGCAAAGACACTGGAAGAGAACAAGTTTGAGCGGTGCTTTGAGCCTGTACCTGAAACCTTTCGGGGCAAGCCCACTGGTAACACGGTGCTGAACTCTAACTGTATGTTCTGCCGTTATCGTTTCGACTGCTGGCCTGAGATTGATGAACGTCCAGCCGTCATGTCAAAAGCAAAGGAGCCGAAGATGGTAGCATACATATCTCTAGCAGACGAGTATAAGAGTGCCAGCGCATAACTACAAACAATACAAAGCAGCACGGAAGTACGGGTACCGTAGCGGCCTAGAACTAAAAGTATCCCAATACCTAGAGGAAAACAAAGTTGACTACAAATATGAGCAAGTCAAGATTGAGTGGGAAGACTTAGCATATAGGACGTACACACCCGACTTCGTGCTGGACAACGGGATCATAATCGAAACCAAAGGCATGTTCACTGCTGCTGATAGACGCAAACATCTAGCAATCAAGAAGCAGCATCCTGACCTTGACATTCGGTTTGTTTTCGAGAATAGTAGAAGGAAGCTACGCAAGGGAGCAAAGTCATCGTACGCCGAATGGTGTCACAAGTATGACTTCCGATACTACGACAGGATCATTCCCGAAGACTGGCTAAAGGAAAAAGGCAAAGACAAACACCCGCCCTTCATCAAGTTCAAGGGCAAGAAAGTAAAAAGGAGATGAACATGCACGACGCACACGATCCAAGTAACTTTGAATACGAAGACTTTATTATCCGTATCCGCCCCGGCATTGAGAGTGGGGAGTGGTCAGGAGAGATTGACATTGCAATCATCTCCGGTGCCGACAATCCTCTTGATGACGAAAGCTACGGACAGGTTATGCACTTCTGCAAGATGATGTGTGCCACCGTACCTATCATGGAAGCCGATGAACATATCCGTGACTTCGTTCACAACTACGTGATGGAGGTTATTGACAATGACCCTGAGTACATGGTAGAACTTGAGGAAGAGGCTGGCGTTGAGAAAGAATACGATGGTAACGTCGTCCGACTTACGTTCAACAGTAAGACAGGAGGTTCCGCATGAGGCACGAAGAGTATATGAAGAAGCGTATGGCGGAAGAGGATATGGTAAACAGTCCTCCTCACTACAACAAGGCTGGCATCGAATGTATTGATGCCCTTCGTGCCGCTACTGGTGAAGGATACGAGTACTACCTGCAAGGCAATATTATGAAGTACCTGTGGCGTTACCGCTACAAGAACGGTACCGAAGACCTCAAGAAAGCACAGTGGTATCTGACCAAGCTGATTGAGGAAGTAGAGGGTTGCTATGATGAGAGTTAAGGTCTACATTACAATCGACATTGACCCTGACGAGTACCCTATTCCAGCCGACGAAGATGTCGGCTTGGAGATTGAGGACGGAATACGTGAGTATTTCTATGACGTTGACGGAGCCAGCGTCAGACATATCAAAACATTAACGGAGTGATGACATGAATAACTATCTACCTACAGACTACCAGAACTTCATCGCCCTCTCCCGGTATGCCCGGTGGAAGGAAGATGAGCAACGCCGTGAGACATGGGGTGAAACCGTGGCACGGTACTTTGACTACATGGCAAAGCATCTCAAGGCCAAGCACAAGTACGTCCTGTCGGATGAACTGCGTGGCGAACTTGAAGAAGCTGTGCTGAACCAAGACATCATGCCCAGCATGAGAGCATTGATGACCGCTGGCCCTGCCCTAGACAGGTGTCACGTTGGCGGCTACAACTGCTCCTACGTTCCCGTTGATAGCCCTCGTGCATTTGACGAGACAATGTACATTCTCATGTGCGGCACTGGTGTAGGCTTTTCAGTGGAACGTCATCACATTGAGAAGCTGCCTGTCGTCAACGAAGATATGCACGAGACTGACACCGTGATCAAAGTTGGCGACTCTCGACCGGGCTGGGCCAAGTCCCTGCGTGAGTTGATCTCCTTACTCTATGCAGGACAAGTACCACAGTGGGATATGTCGGCGGTTCGCCCTGCTGGCGCACGTCTCAAGACATTCGGTGGTAGAGCAAGTGGCCCAGCCCCACTAGAGGAACTCTTCCAGTTCACAGTCGATATGTTCAAGAAGGCATCAGGCCGTCGCCTGTACCCGATTGAGTGTCACGATCTGATGTGTAAGATCGGTGAGGTTGTTGTTGTCGGCGGTGTACGTCGTAGCGCACTCATTAGCCTGTCCAACCTGAACGATGACCAAATGAGTCACGCTAAGTCAGGTATGTGGTGGGAAAACGAAGGGCAACGTGCGCTTGCGAACAACAGCGTTGCCTATAAAGAGAAGCCAGAGATGGGTACATTCATGCGTGAGTGGCTGTCTCTGTACGAATCTAAGTCAGGTGAGCGTGGTATCTTCAACAGGCAAGCAGCACAAGTGCAAGCTGAGAAGAACGGCAGACGTGATGCGAAACAAGATTTCGGTTGCAACCCATGCAGTGAAATCATCTTGCGTCCATATCAGTTCTGCAACCTTTCGGAAGTTGTAGTACGTGCATCCGACACGCAGCAGACACTGACGGAGAAGGTTCGTCTGGCTACTATCCTTGGTACGTTCCAGTCTACCCTGACTGACTTCAAGTATCTGCGCAATGTGTGGAAGAAGAACACAGAGGAAGAGCGGTTGCTTGGCGTATCACTGACGGGTATCATGGACAACGCCATGATGTCTGGTAAGTCCGCTACTTTCGGGATGAACATTGGTGCCACCCTTAGTGCGCTAAAGGATCAGGCAGTAGAAACCAACGCAGCTTTGGCTGAACAACTTGGTGTGCCGCAGTCCGCTGCAATCACCTGTGTAAAGCCCTCTGGGACGGTCTCACAGCTTGTTGACAGTGCGTCTGGTATCCATGCCCGTCACAACCCGTACTACGTCCGTACGGTACGCGGAGATAACAAAGACCCGATCACACAATTCCTGATCTCTGAGGGTATCCCAGCAGAGCCGGATGTGATGAAGCCGGATAGCGCTACTGTGTTCAGCTTCCCAATGAAGTCACCAGAGGGTGCAGTGACACGGTTCGACATGACTGCCATTGAGCAGCTTGAACTGTGGCTGCTGTACCAGCGTCATTGGTGTGAACACAAGCCATCTGTCACCATCTCTGTCAAAGAGAATGAGTGGATGGAGGTAGGCTCGTGGGTCTACGAACACTTTGATGAAGTGTCTGGTATCAGCTTCCTGCCATTCAGTGAGCATACCTACAAGCAAGCACCGTATCAGGACATTGATGCTGACGAGTACTCTGAACTCAAAGCACTGATGCCAAGGGCTGTCGATTGGGACAAGCTGCGGGAGTTTGAGAAAGAGGACACCACATCAGGTGGACGTGAACTGGCCTGTACCGCAGGTGTCTGCGAAATTGTGGACATTGCTGCAGCATGAAGGTAGACCTGATTGACAGCATGGGTACAGACCTGACGGTAGTCAATGCAGCGAGGGTGTCTTTTGATAAGACATCCTCAACGCTGACAGAGAAGGATATCAAACTGATTACCTATCTCGCCAAGCACAAGCATTGGTCTCCGTTCAGCCACGCCTTCTTGCAGTTTCGCGTGAAGGCACCCATATTCGTAGCACGGCA